ATAGAAATCCGGCTGAAGCACTGTGCCAGCAGGATATTCTTTTTGCATATAATCAGTTAAATTTTCTAATTTTATTAATTGCACATTTTTGTTCAATGCGTACATTAATAATTGCACAGTGAGGATGGGTATAAGATGATCATCTCTGAGAGTAAAATCAAAGAACATGTTATTATGATGCGAATTCATAATATCAATATCAGTACTGTTCCATGCACTTTCTCCATGTCTTGTATGGCCGTTTAGCCAAACTCCTTCAGCATCTTCTACAAGTTTTATCTCATCTGGAGACACATAATTTGGAGCACCATATTTAGAACCTAGTATCATTGAAGATGCTGACAAATATCTTACCCATGGATTTCTCACAAAGGTTACCCACTCGCTGTCTTTGTATTCTTCGCGATGCATCACATACAGCAGTTTTAAACATTGGTTGTGCCCAATTATTTTTTCGTGTTTGTTAAAAGTTTTAGTGGATGTGATTGTCTGAAAAATTTCGTCAATGTTTTCCCACTTTAATGAAGTTGCTATTTTTTCAGTGTAAGAAGAACCGCACCTAAGTGGCGCACATATAAATCGATTATTTGTTTTGTCGTAAAAGGTTTGAATCATGATGTGTCCTGTTCTGTATGAATATTTATCTTTGTGTCTGACAACTTGATGATAAATACTGTAATATAAAGGACACACACTATGAATATACAAAGATCAGGTGCTATGACCAGCCAGGAAGTTGTTACTGGCAACATAGAATTTTACACACTATTTACAACATTAGACATTACACGAACAGGCGATTTTTCCGACAATACTCAAAAAGATTTTGAGAGTGTTGTGCAAGTTATTGGACTAAGAGCAATGCCAATAATCATGAATGAACCTGTAAATTTAAACGGTGTAGGGGCAAATGTTTTAGAAAACTATGGCGCACCAAGTTTAACTGGTGCCGGGTGGATTTTTAAGTTTGCATTTGAAAGAGAGAGTGTTCACACAATAGATACTCTCAAAGATGAACTAGATGGAATTGTTCTCAATGGTGGAACAATAGACACTAAAAACTCGGTAAACATGGAGTTTACAAAACAGGACTTATTATAAGATGCCAAGAAAACAAGAACCAAAAACGCAAACTAAACAGAATCCAGATTTGTACACAGGTAATGTAGAAGCACACATTATTGCAGACATGCTTCGTATTGAAAGTATTACCACAGAGCTGAGAGAATTCAAAGAAGATACTAAAAAACGTTTAGATAAATTAGAAGGATGGATAGTGGCTATCGTAGGATTAACAGTCACAACATTATTAGCCACAGTAGGTGGATTAATATTTAGAGTATTAGGCGTATGAGATTAGACGAGATCACAGACGAACCAATTGTTGAAGCAAGAATGGTTTGGCGTAGAATGGGCAATACCATTAAACGTGCTGTCAGATGCACAGCAGGCCCTAGAGCTGGAAGAGTTGTAAGCAATGCTTCACAGTGCACTAAGCCAATTGATCTCAAAAAACGTATGACACTGAGACGTACAAAAGCAAAATTAGGAAAACGCATGATGCGTAAGGCCCGCAGGACAAAAAAATTCAATCCAGCGGCAAAAAGATTGAGAACTTTAAACAAGCCAATGAGACGTAGATAGTGAAAGCAAAAGATATCAGAACTATTAAATCATTAATCAATGAGTACGGAATGACACAAGGTGTCAGCACTCCAGTGGGTCAACAGAAGTCAGGAGACTCTGCAAAAGCAAGTGCCGCTAATCGTGCTAACAAAAGCACAATCAACAAACCAAGTCAAAGTCCAACTTCACAGCAAGTAAAGCCTAAAGATGCTCAACAGCCAGAGCAACCACAAGAACCAAAAATTTCTAAAGCAAGCGAACTTGAAAAAGACTTTGAGTTTGCAGATGACAAAGGCGATACTGTAAAAGTTATCAGTCCTGTAGGACAAGGCAAAAACAAAGATGCATTGATCGTGCAAAATCAAAACAGTAAAGAATACTACACAATGCAACCAGATGATGAGGTCACATTGCCTGTCGAAGAAAGCAACGTATCTAAAATTTTAAACAAGCAACAACGAAGTCATATGTTGCACAGAAAAATTAAAAAATTAATTCGCAAAAAGAGTTTGTCAGAACAAGGCAGTGAGCAACTGTTTGAAATCAATTTCAACAACAAAGAAATCGCTAAAGCAGCCCTTGACTTACCAATCAAGTGTGGATTCGAAGCGGAAACCGCATTTACGGATGTAGGAGGTAGTGACGACGATGACGGCGATTGGTTAGAAAATTATGGCTGGTACGATATCGAAGATATGGTTAGAGACCAAGAAGGTAGCAGATCAGCAAATGAAATCGAAGAAAGTTATAACGAATGGATAAGTGAAAAAGCATATGACTATGAAGGCGAAATCATCGAAGACCTTGTTTCTGATCGCGAAGAAGACGAATACTATCTCAACGACTACATAGAAAATGAAATAAGCGAATCTGATGTCGAGGATTATAAAGAAGACTTCTTGGACGGCATGGACAGTGAAGAGCGTGAGGAGTATGAAGATTGGGAATACGATGCTTGGGCACGTCAGTATGTGGAAGAAAATTTTTTAGAAGATTACAAAGATTGGCTCAGAGAAAGTATCCGTGACGAAGGCGAAGCAATGGACCAAGCATTTGATCGTGCTAGAGATGAATATGACATCGATCGTTGGGCTAATTATGAGTATGGCAGTTGGGCTAGTTGTTTGTCGGAGCATGGTATATATCTTTACAATCCAGATGGTCCTTCCGGCGGCGGGTTAAGCGAAGTTTCAGAAAGATTAGAAGATTGGACTAGTGAAAATTCTACGACTAGAAGTGTTCAATATGGAGATTATCACTCTAACTATGGTGCTAACAACGACTTTTGGCGTGTAGAATCAGATAGTTCAATTGATGCTGATTATGGCACAGGTGCAGAAATTATTTCTCCTGTGTATAGTACACCTAGAGCAATGCTCAAAGAAATGAAAAGTTTGTTTGAATGGATTGAAGACCAAGGTGCAGACACAAACAGTTCAACAGGTTTGCACGTGACCATGAGTTTAGATAGCGAAGAAACAGAAGTAATCAACGATGTTAAACTTGCTGTGTTGCTAGGTGACAAGTATCTGTTGAGCACATTTGGTAGAGAACGAAACAGTTATGCTAAAAGTCAAATGATAGGTTTACAAAAAGCAGCAGCAAGACTAAAATCAAATCCAGATGCTAAAACTATCAAACAAATTGAAAAGATTTTAAAAGATGGCATTGCCAGAGATAAGTTTAGTTCTATTAACTTTAAAAGTGACAAGGACAGAAATACTGGTAATCAACTGATAGAATTCAGAATCGGAGGCGGATCTGACTATCACAGAGACTTTAACACTGCCGCAAAAGCAGTTATACGTTATGCTACTACTATGCAAGCAGCATACAGCGATAAATTATACAATGCGGACTATGCAAAAGCATTGTTTAGATTGATAAACAGTATTGATCGTATTGATCCAGCAGATGAAGAACGTGCCAAAAGCGAAATAGAACATCCTGTGATTGATGTGCTAAAAGGATTTTTCAGCAAAGAAAATTATGTTGAGAACATGCACAGAATAGGAAATGCATTCAAATACTTAGAGAAATACAAAAAACTATCAGCACCAGATGCAGATAAAAAGTGGAAACGAGATATAGAAAATTACGAAAAAGGCACAGGTGAAAAAGTAGACATTGAAGAAGTTGAACAAGCAGAACCATTCAATGCATATATCAGACCAGACAGCAGTCCACCAAGCAAACGTGCCCAAGCAATGTTAAACAAAGCACAAGAATCTTTTATTATTAGCGTTGGACAAGCAGGTTATGATCTTAGTCAAAATTTAAATCGTGATACTGCTACTGCAAAAAACATTGGCATAATGAGAAATGCTCTAAAAGAATTTGAATTGTCATATGAAAAAATTAGCAATCTAATACTCAGTAGAGAAGGTCAAATTTTTATTCAAGACAGACGTGATCTAAAGCCACAGCAAATTATTGGCAGAATCAAACACGGCGTGGACAAATTGTTTAGAAAAGATGTTGTCAAGGAGCCAGAATATGTAAGTTCTGCACAGGTAGAAAAAGTAATACAAGGCATGTGGAATGCTGTTAACAGTGATGAATTACAAGATAGCAACAAGTCAATGGAATTTGTTAAAGCACTTGCAGGTATAATAGGCGGCAAGGGTCGCGACACTGAGGAAAAAGAAGACTATGCAGCAGCTTGGTTAGATCAATTAAAAGGCAGAGGCGCTAATAGAGAATACAAGGAATTTCATGGCAAAGTATTGAGAGGTTCTTACAGCGAAGAAGCAATTATCAAACCTGGTAGTCCTATAGACAAAAAAGCACTAAACAAATTTTTAGATCATTTAAAAACATATCCAGAATGGAATCATCCCGTTGCAAAAGGGCACAATCCAAATGTCACAGGCGACGATAGTTATCGAGAAAATGCTACTTCTAAGATGATGCAAAAACTGCGACTACGTTGGGAAGCTCTTGATGAAATCAGAGAAAGTGATCCGGGATTGTACATTGACAGTTTAAGAGAACTTGGTGATTTATTAGGAGATTTAGTAGAAACAAATCGCACCGAAGAAGATTTCATGTCAGATATAGATGATGATTTACACGGCACTGATCATCAAAACGAGCGTGATGGTCCAGCATATTTAGGTATAAGACCTATGCTGGCAAGCACCTTAGATGACCTAGCAAAAGAAATGAAACAGCCTAGGGCAAATCCATTTGGTGACTCAGTTGTACTCAGAGCCAGAGACAATATGCAAGAATATCTTGCAGGATCTTTTGATAGATACTACACAATGAAATCACGTCACAGTGATGGCTATTACAAAATTGGCAGTATTCCTGAGATTATCAAACAAAGAAGTAACGCAATTAAAAAGTTTTTAGATGGATTTGACAAAATAGCACAAAAAGTAGGTTTTGACAGCCAAAGTAATGCTATCAATAACAAACTGAAATTAGATAAAAAGCAAAAGAAATTTAATAAGAAGCATGGCTCAAGACATGTTGCAAAAGTTGATGGGTTTAACTATGGCGGTAACATCTTTGTTACTATAGAGTTTCATGACCGGCTGGGAAGCATGAATGATAGTCAATTAGCAGCCGACCTTGAGTTTTTTAACAATATACATAGAAGTACAAGAGGCTCAATGCTGAGAATACCGAATGCTCATTATTTTACTGCCCTGGATGCAACAGAAGTTTTAGAAAGAGAAGCATATAGAGGCACATGGAGAGAAAAAGTAGCAAAACAGATACTACAAAAGTTTTATGATACTTACAGAGTTCAATTTTCTAATTTAGACAACCATTATGTAGATATCAATAATTACGGCCTAAAACAAAATTTAAAAGATAGAAATGTAGAGTTCACAGACAAATTAGGAGACGGCAGAATAGGCATGGGACAGTTTGCTCCTCTGTTACCTAAAAAAGAATTAGAGGGTCCATATGGTGAGCCATTCTCACCAAGTAGTGCTGTGTCTTGGAAACTGAACAATCCTGAACTAGCCAAAAAAATAGATGCTGACGAAAAGAAAAGACGTAACAGCATAGATGTTCAAATACCAAAAGCGGCAGGCGTTGAAGGTATGGAAACTTATAGTTCAAGCACTATTGCAGATAATACAAATTGGAAGAACTTAGCAAAGAATTTGAAAATAGAAGCAGGTGTTAACGATCAAGGCGTAAACTTGTTAAAGAAAGCCTATGACCAATTTGACAGCAATCACAACTGGCGCCCAGAACCAGATCCTGATGTATGTTGTATGCCAAGATATGTTGCCGCAGTTAAAGCCGCCAAAGAATACATAGAAAAGAATTATACTGTGAGTGGCGGAAATTATTTTAGAAAAAATGCTGATGGCAGCATAGGTGATGATGTAAGTGGAGTGTATGGCGGTAGTGAAAATTTCCGTCTCGGTGAACTTGACAGTGTTGAGATAACTACTGACAGTTATGCTGAGGCCAGAGGAAACTACGAAAAATTTGATCAGATGATGCAAACTGGTGTAGGAAATTATATTGTAACTGCTGATACGAACAGATTAGTGAAATTCCTAGTAGGCGATTTCAGTGAGCAATATAAACGTGGGGTACTAAAAGCATTAATTTATAACAGAGAACGTGGCGGTGAGCCAGCAGACATTCAACAAGCATTAGCATTGGGTAGAAATAATATGGAAAGTGTATTTGATAAATTCAATAACTTAAATTTACAAGAGCAAATAGATTTGGTTGCCAAAGTAGACAAAAACAAAATTGACGAAGCATGGAGCAAAAAGTACAAAGACAGTATCAACTGTTCTAATCCAAAAGGCTTCAGTCAAAAAGCTCATTGTGCAGGCAAGAAGAAAGCAAATGAAGGCGATGTTATTAAAAATAAGTTTGCAATGAAGCAGGCACAAAAAGGTAAAGACAAATATAGAAAAACAGATATAGAGATTCCTACCAGAGATGGTGAACCTTATGACAGGTTTGATTATAAAGAAACAGAATCAGGCTCCAATGCACACATTATAGGAATCATAGGAAACAAAGGGTATAAGATTAGTACTGCTCCTTTACAACTAGCAAAAACACTAGTAGACATGTATAACAGAGGTGGCTTTACAGACAAAGATATTAAACAGTTAGATCCCAAAGATGTATTCGAAGACCAAGGCAAGCGTCAATTCAAACGTGACGAATTAGAGCATGAACTTGGGCATGAAAAAAATAACTATGCTGTTATAATTAATGGTAAAACTTGGAAAGTTGTTGCTAGTAAAAGTCAAGCTCAAAAAATGGTACAAACTCTAGTACGCAAAGGCAAAGATGCTAGATTTGCTGAAACAGGTATGCCATTATCTGAAGGCGCTGTGCCCAACAATGATTCAGATCGCAAAATCAAACAACTGTTAAGCAAGCCTTTATTAGCAAGTGATCTAAAAGCACAAATGGAGGCATACTTTGTTATTCCAGATCCTAGTATGATACATGCTTTTAGAAGTGCTAGAGCTCATGGCGGCGATGATGTAGATTTGAGAAGTGTGTTTAGAGGTTTTATTAATACTAAAGCACATCCATCATTGAAGAAAAAAGTTGGCATCAAAGAAAGTGTGTTAAAAGAAGATGACAGAGATCAAGAACGTTTTAATTTTATCATAGACAAACTTAAACAGCACCCAGAATTTATACAACGTGTGTATCGCTTTATCAAAACTGATGTTAAAAATTCAGAACGTGTTCATCCACAAGACTTTTTACAACCAGAACGTACAGCACCTGAAACTGATTACAGTTACAAAGGAGTGCTACCAGAGTTTGTGAAAGCCATTATGAACACAGATGGCGACTTTGATGACATTGAAAATTTCCTTGCCAGTTACGGCAAAGTCAGTTATGTAAACAGCAAAGTGTTAATGACTGATGGTGCAACCACATGGGATCAATGGTTACAAGGCGGTGAAGGTGTAAGTGTGCAGTTCATCACAGAACTATATGATAACTTGTTTAATATTGCATTAAACATTGAAGGTTCAAACAGAGGCCCGGGCGAAGTTGGGCTTGCATTACTGTCTCCAAATATTACATTTGCCAGTGTAGGTGATTTGATGATAGACGGCGAAGAAGTAGAAGTTAAAGGCGAGAAATCAAGCGGCGGTGGCAGATTGAAAAACAGTAATGCTGATTATGGTCAGCCAAATTTAGATGCTGTATATCAAAAATTTAATATTCAAGACGAAGATAAACCGCAACGTTTACCAAGTGGCAATGCTGGTAGTAGACCAGGAACACATTTTTTAGATATTGCTACTCAGTTAGACACACTTGCAGCAGGAGCAGGGCAGGCATATATCAAAGAACTGTTCACTGCTACTTATAAGTATGGCGACAAGCAAATGATCAACTACATGATTAACAATTATTCAAGCATGGATCGAGCTGATGCAAGTGCACTTGCAGGAGAAATATCCTACAGCAGTTATGCAAACATTCTAAAAGGCAAAGGCTTTAGCAAGTTCTTATTCCTTAAAGCACCAGGCAAAAAGAGTTTGGCATTTGACGTAGATGATTACAAAAATCATTTAGATAAATTTAAATTAGGTTCATTGGATTGGGGTGACAAAATGAATGGACCAGCAGTACAGGTATCAATGAGATAATGAGATTAGCGGAGTTTAACAGACCTAAGCAGGATAAAAACTTTCCTCGCAGTATAATGCCACAGGTTAGACAACCTGATTTGGATGAAGGTCCGTTTGACTACAAGCAAGGCACAATGAGCGTGAGCAAATTAAAGCCAGTGCAAAAACAACGTGTAAAAGGTTTAAAAGACAAAGCAAAAAGAGGATTTGATGACGGCAGTGTACGTCCTATAATAGTAGACAAAAACAACTATATTGTTAATGGCCATCATAGATACGATGTTGCACGTGAACTAGAAATAGAACGTGTAAAAGTTATCAAAGTAAATGCCACAATAGAAGATTTAATAGATCATTACAGTCACAAAGCAAGCGACGAACCAGCATCAGAACTATATGCAGACGCCGGAGGCGGTGGTGGTGCAGGCGGTGGTGCAGGCGGTGGTGCAGGTGCTGGTGCTGGTGCAGGAGCAGGAGGCGCCGCAGGTGGAGCAACTGGTGGTACTGGTGCAGGCGGTGATGCTGGGGGGTCTACGGGTGGTGATGCTGGAGGTACTGACGCAGGCGGCGATGTAGGTGGTGCAGATCCAGGTGATGCTCCTACAATGGATGCTCCTGTAAGCAGAGGATTCTTTGGTATTGGAACTATGGCTCCATACAAGAAAAAGAAAAAGAAGAAGAAGAAAAAGAAGAAAACTTCAAGTGTTAAGTTTGGTGGTAGCATATATGAAACAATAGAAGCCGCACAAGATATGCATGCACTGTTAACAGCAATCGATTCTGATCTAAAGCAGAGAGAAAAAGATTTAAAAAAGTTGCCAAAGAAAAGTATTTACGAAGATAGTGAACCCAATTATCATTTCGAGTGGGACGAAGCACAACGTTATCCAGAATTCAAAAAGTTAGGCAAAGAAAAATGGATAGAGTTAGCACAGAAAGGCAAAGTGGTAAAGATAAAAGATGCCAGCAAAATTAATAATACAGATGCAGGTTCACCGGAAGAGTTTTATAATTTAGATAAGGATAAACAAAAACGTGCATTACAACAAATTGCCAGGGGCGATGTTGAACTTCCCATAATTGCACGTTACTCAGATAATCATTTGGAACTTATAGGTGGTAACACTAGGTTTACAGCAATGATGTTGCGTAAAGGTTTTGCAAATGTTTGGATATTTAATGTACCTGATGAAGTTGCAGAGTTAGCAGAAAACTTTGCTGACGGTAAAGTGAAAGGTAAAAGCAGACCAGGCAGAGTCAAAAAAGCCGGAGCAAGTTGTAAAGGTTCGGTAAGTAGTCTGAGAGCCAAAGCCAAAAAGTATTCAGGTGAACGTGGTAAAATGTATCACTGGTGTGCTAATATGAAAGCAGGTAAAAAGAAATGAAAGTAAATGATTTTTTAACAGAAGCAAAACAAAAACTTGTACAGGAAAAATTACCATACAAGAAAAATGAACTCGACCCTGTTATGAGTGAGGACACTATTAACTTTCACTATGGCAAACTTGCTAAAGCATACGTTACAAAATACAACGAAGGTAAAGGTGATCCTAAGTTTATGGAAGCAGGTGCCTTTTTACACAACGTATTCTTCCCACAATTAAAACCTGCATCGGGTAGCAACAATCCTACAGGCGCAAGCAAAGAACTCATAGACAGTAAATATGGCGACTTTGCTACATTCAAAAAACGGTTCGAAGAAGTAGCAATGAAAATTCAAGGCAGTGGATGGGTGTACATGAGCCTATCCGGTGACATAAAAACAATAGTCAACCATCAAGTTAAAAACGACATAGCAATGTTAGTTGATTGGTGGGAACATGCGTGGGCATTAGACTATCAGCATGATAAGGCTAAATACCTTAACAACATATGGCGTATCATTAACTGGGACGTCGTAAATATCAGACTAAACAACTAGAGGGTCAAACATGACATTTCAGCATAGGCTGTCGGATAAGACGGCTATGGCGATGACCAAGTTCTTTCGTTTCTTTGCAGATGTATTTTTTGCAAAACGATATGGTCATAGAGCAGTAGTATTAGAAACCATTGCAGGTGTACCAGGAATGGTTGCTGGCATGTGGATACATTTAAAAAGTCTACGCCAGATGAAAACAGGTTATGGTCCAATGATCAGAGAACTACTAGCAGAAGCAGAAAATGAACGTATGCACTTAATGTTCTTTATAGAAATTGCAAAGCCAAACTTATTTGAAAGATTACTTATTTTAGTTGCACAGGCTATATTTTGGAACTTTTATTTTCTTATGTTTGTGTTCTTTCCAAGAACAGCACACAAAATGATTGCATATTTTGAAGAAGAAGCAGTACGCAGTTATGAAAATTACTTAACAATGATTGCACACGGTGAAGTTGAAAATGTACCAGCACCACAACTTGCTATAGACTACTACGACCTCAAACCAGATGCTAAACTGTATGATATGGTTTATTGTGTACAGCGTGACGAAGCCAAACATGCGGAGGCAAATCATCGTTTCAGTGATAAATATTAGTATGCTTATAAAAGACATCATAACAGAAACCACGGCAGGCGCAGTTGCTACTGTAGCAGTGCCAATGGGTGGCATGCGTAAACGCCCTAATCCAAGTGTGTTTGCTAAAAAGAAAAAGAAAACAAACGAAGAAATTCGCCCTGAAAAGCCTAACAAAAGTTCAGAAGAATACATAGCAATGGGTCATGCTCCAGATTCAGATAAAGTACAACGTGCTAAAGAATATGAAGAATGGGCAGAGAGACAACGTGCTAAAGGCAAAGATGTGGATGAAGGCAAGAGTCCACACAAAAAAGGCACTAAAAAATATAAGAAACACATGGCGGCAATGCACGCCGGCTAATTATGATAAAACACTCACCTGAGTGGCTGAATCACATCGCTGAAATTTATGCCCGCGGTGTACAAAGACGCCCTATATTAGACATAAACAAACAAAAATTTATTGACTCTCTCAGGGCAAGTGCCAACTGTCCTTATATCCCTGGCAAATCTTTTTACTACGACGACAGTAACTTTTTTGAAATTTATCCAGAAGTAATTGCTCGATTAGACGACGAAGGTTATTATGTCACAGGTTATCATCCATGGGACAGTACTAAAGATCATGTAGAAAGATTATCATCCAGTAGAGTTAAAAAAATGTTAAAATTTTATGGATGGCTAGACGACAACGGTGATCTCAAACCAGTAGAATACAAAACCAACAGCACTGGCTTCCGTGATATGCACTTTACCGATGAACCTGGAATTTTATGTTTCGGCGACAGCATGACGTTTGGCACAGGGCTAAACATAGAAGATACATGGCCTAAGCAACTGCAAAAAATGACAGGACAGAAAACATGGAATTTAGGCGTTAGTGGCTTATCCTTAGAGCCAGCAGTAGCGTATCTTTGTACTTATTTAGAAGAAGATTTACCCAACGTAACTGGCATTATAGTACAAGAAGCACCACTAGGAATGACATTCAAAGCAAGATATGCCCCCAACAATGATCTTTTTCATTTTAGTACATGGCACAGCAAACACATTACCGAAAACGTCGACGATCAGCAAAAATCACAAATAATCAACGATGCAGTAGATACAAGTTTTTTTCAAAAAACTATGTTACATAAATTATTAGAACTATATGCGGCAAGTAAAAACGTACCGTTTGTTCGTGTAAACATAAATGATATTAAGCCAACAGATTGGGCAAGAGATCTAAAACACAAAGGTGCTAAAAGTCAGCATGGCATTGCTGAACTTGTTAAAGAAAGATTCTTTGCTAAATAGTACTATGAGAGCAGTTAAGTGTAAAAATAATCATATCAGTTTGATTAATTCATTAGAGTCTAAAATTTATGCACTCGCTGATTCAATGGGCAGTGTGTGTGCTAATGAATTATCGGAACGTGATGCACACATTGCTGAAGAACTTTATCAAAAAAATATATTTGACAAACAATCCAAAGGCAATCGAGTCTTTTACACTATTCACTCCACAAAACAAAAAATCTAGTAATTCAGTACATAAATACTGTTATGAGCATGAACAAAAAACATCTTGCAAAAAAGTTAGATCGTTTAGCATCTAATGTTGCTAAAAAAGGTATCTTTGTGGTTTCAAAACAAAATAAATTTTTTGTTGTACAAGATCATATCAGTAAAAAAGTTGTATACAACGAGATTCCTCTAAGGCATGTTGCAGAATATTTGTGTAAACAAACCAACAAAGGTAAACTTGTAAACGGTGATATGACAAAAAGCCTGAGAGATTTAATTTGGCAATATCATAAATTTACTTCGGATATTATGTTCTATACTCACACTTTACGCACAACAAACGATCCCGTAAAGTACGATATGACCGAAGCAAGACTCAGTGACGCACGAGGTCGGTTAGATTATACTCGCTACGAACTACAACGGTACTCCTAAAATCCTCTTCAGATGATAAATAACAGTAATAGATTTTATTACTGGGAAATAATAACATGTTTTTAAAAGACTTTAATCAAACCGGCAAGCAAAAAATAGCCAAAATTAATCACATGCTCAGCGAAGAGTTCAACGTATCTCTTAAAACAGATGGTTTTCCATCTAAAGAGAAATTGGATAAACTGTTAGAGCAAACTAATCAGTGCCTTATTAAAATTAAGGGCTCAGACAAGAAGTTTCAACTAGAACCTGAATACGCAAAGTTTTTAGGCATCAAAGATGTTGTGCAAACAATGATCAATGAAGGACAATATGCTGATTCACCTGCACACAAAGAAATGAAAGAAATGGTTTGTGCAAGTGTTAAGCAATTAATGGACAGCGGATACACTATGGACGAAGCATGCGGCGAATGCATGAACCGTTACAGAATGGACAATCGTTTTGCGTACGATGATCAACATGTATTACCAATTGTGATTAAAGCAGCCAAAGATTACATGGACGAGTGTGGTATGAAATACGAGTCTGTTGAGGAAGAAGGCGAAGGCGATGTTATCCCAGAAACAGACCTTAGCGAAAACTTACTTTCAGCACTTGCTAGAGAATGTGGTGTGGAATTATCAGATACTAGCAGTTACGATGCAATTGAAGAAAAGTTAAACATGTTTGCAGAAGTCACAGAAAAAAGCAGAGATGCAGTTGTTGGTTTCTTAAGCAGTTTAGAAGAAGCACAACTAGAAGCAGGCATTAAAATGTTTGGTGCCAAAGTAGCAGAAGCAAATGCTTTTGTAGCAGCTCGCAGAGATGCTATCAAGAAAGGTGAAAAGAAATTTAAGGTAGGTGACAAAGAATTTGAAGTAACAGGTGATACTTCAGACGAAAAAGAAGATGCTAACGAAAGCATGTTTGACGATATCATTGATGAAATGATTGTAGAAGAAGTTGACATTGAGCAAGCAGAAGTTATTATGGCAGTTCGTGCATTAGCAGATGACATTCAAGACCATGTTGAAGAAATTGGTCGTATGATGAATGAAAGTCTTCCTGCAATTGCTGATCAAATGAGAGGCGAGATGGGTGCACAAGCAGCCGCTACATTTGCTGACAGTGTTAACGGTGTGTTAGCAGGTTACATTGAGTCAGCAAAGTCTGCAAAAGCAGGTGTTGATCAAGCCGTAGCAACAATCACAGGCGAAGAAAGCATTGCTGCAGATGATGGCATGGGCTTAGGTGACACAGGTGATTTAGAAGCACCAGCACCAGATTTAGAAGAACCAGCACTGGACACAAATGAACCAGCAGCAGCAGGCCCCGAAGAAGAGCCACTAGGCAGAACACCAGTAGAGGTGTAAAATGTTAATACGTGAAGTCATATTATCTGAAGGCTATTTCAGTGAACTAATAACTGCAATACAGGATTTGTTAGTTCGTATGGCTGCTAACGATACTAAAGAAATTTCTACAGAAAACTTTAAAGCATTATTAGCAAAAGCAGGATACATCACTACCACTGACGAACTCATTAATGCAGTTGATAAGTCAGGTTATGCAAGCAGTGTTGACAGAAACAAAATTGTTCCTAGTAATCAACTACCAGACACAGTAAACACCGATGACCCTGAAAATGCAGTCGATGTAGGCGATATGGCTGGAGATCAAGCCATGCAAGATATAAATGCGGAGTTACCACAATAATGCCAGGAATATTTATAAACGCAACAACAGCAAGAAGTAACACAAGGAATAACACTGTTATTCATAACGAAGTTACTGCAATAGAAAACGCAGTGTATGCAAATGTTGATGCTGGCGTGTTATATGCAAACGTTAATAACTCTACCATGACAAACAGCAACGTGTATTACTATGTGTGGAATGCTGTTACCACAGACCCAACTAAATTAGATCAATTAAACTACGTCAAAGACTATTTTACCAACTTAGGTTACGGTGTAAGTATTGTTACTGATCCTTCCAGTAATACTACGTTGCAGTGGAATATCTCCTGGTAATTAGGTTGACTTAGCACTTAGGTGTGCTATAATTAGCCAATGCTCACAAACAAATACGATTATCCAAAATTAAAAAGAATACAAACCTCAGCAGGCAGACAATACGTTGGCAAAGATGAAAAGCCTGTGCCGAGTGTGACCACTATACTATCAGATACCGGAGATAAAACAGCACTCATTAATTGGCGCAAACGAGTAGGCGAACAGGAAGCACAACGTATTTCAACTGAAAGTGCAAACTTAGGTACAAAAGTTCATAACGCACTAGAAAAATATATCCTACAAGAAGAATACGAAATCAAAGGAAATAATTTAATCAGTGTAATGGCCAAACGAATGGTCGACAGCATGCTGAACGAAGGCTTTGTGAATGTTGATGAATTATGGGGTACTGAGGTTGGATTAATAGCTCAAGGCTTGTATGCTGGAACCAGTGATGCAATTGGATTACACAAAGGTTCTCCAGCAATCATTGACTTTAAGACTGCTAAAAAAATCAAAAAACGTGAATGGATTGAAGATTATTTCTTACAAGGTTGTGCATACGCATTAGCACACAATGAAATGTTTAACACTGATATTAAAAAAGTTGCTATCCTCATGGTAGACAGAGAAGCAGAATTTGCTGAGTTTGTTATTGAAGGCGACGAGTTTGATGCTTATTGTGAGAAGTGGGCCAACAGAGTTGCTGATTATTATTCTTCGCTGAAGTAAAAGTGATAAATACTGTTAAGTATTTAGAGAGGCTTAACAGTGGCAGAAACAACTAAAATAACCAGAATGCAACAACGTAGGGGTTTGAAACAGGACCTCCCTAAACCACTACGTCCAGGTGAAATTGGGTTTGCAACAGACAGCAGACAAATTTATATTGGCGCAGACACAAAAGATCCTGTGTCTGATATCTACAACAAAACAGGCGTCTTTGAAAAAACATCAAGTGCACAAAGCACAACAACCAGTTTTGCAAACGTACAAATTATTAAATTCACTGTTCCTCACAAAGTATATGACAAAGGAGACTTTGACGGTGTTACAGATTCTGTGTCATGGACGCCAGCAACTGATGTTGCATCATCGTCTACATCAACACAGTATTCTAGACTAAACAAAGTTTTTAGAAGTTCAGATACTCATTTTAAAAATATTTTCACAGGTAATGTGTTTGTTGCTACAGATTTGTCAGTGGTGCAAGAAGGTAAAAGATTAGAACCTTCTCCTGTTGCAACAATAGCATCAAGTGACGATTATTATTTTACTCAAACAGGTGATCTCACATTGAGTAATCATACACACCAGTTGCAGTTGAGAACATCTCCGTCTGGTGCTGATGCAATTTCTGTTGCTTACTACGGTAATACACAAGTTATTAATGCAATTTCAAATACAAAAATTGGTGTTACCACAACAGACGGCTTTTACGAAGCAAAAAATATCAGTTCTTATAGAAAATTAAACGATAAAAATATTAGAGTTACACCGGGAACAGGGATCGGCTTTATTGGAATGCAGTTCAAGCATATTCAAGTTGCTACTGATGTCAAGGTTGCACCAACGCAAGCCTCTGTGTCTGCAGCTGGAGACTTAGGTAATTTATTTTTAACTAAAAATGAAGACATTGACGACAACGTAGCAGCAACAGCAACTTCATCGCAAGTGACATTAACAGGAAATATAACTGCTGATGCATATAATGTTTCGGGTGCGTATAATCATGTGTATGTAACCAACGGCAGTGATTGGTTGGATAACAAAGTATTAAAAGTTACATCATACGATTCAGCAAATGCAGAAATTGTTGCTAGTCTTCCTAGTAATTCTTCGAGTATCACGAGAGCTGTAACAACTCTCAGTAATGTAAACAGCAACGTACAAATTACTGTAGGTAGTGTTCAAGACACTGAAGTTGGTGATTCTATCTATTTCTTAGAAGCAGCAAATGTATCAGGACTACATGAAGTTGAAGCGGACATTACTGCTGTTTCAACATTGAATAATACTATAGATTTAGATTTGGATTTTTCTAGCGTTTCTAATAGTGCGGTGAGTGTTTCAGCAGTAGTGTTTAAAGATGGGGTTAATTCTAACGTTGTTGTTAACAGTGATAGACACGGAATACCTAACGGTAATACTGTTACACTAAAAACTGCGGGCACCGGTATTGGAAATTTTACAGCAGAAGTTACTGGAAATGCTAACACATTTATTGTTAATTACGGCACCAACATTACTGCTAATATTATTGATTTATCATTTACACCGGTAGTGTCAAATGCTACTGTGAGTGCAACACCTGTATTTGCTGCTGACTTATCTTCTGCAGACAGTGTAGAGTCAGCAAAAACAACAACTAACAATTACAATAAATGGCCTAAACTGAGCAGCATACCTGGTACACCTAATAAACTGTATTTAACACATGCTGAAGCAGTACAAAAAACACCGTTCAATTTTAAGATACATAACGACTCAAAAGATACATTGAGTAGTCTCGGACTCACTGGTGGTGAATACACAAAACAAAATGCAACAGTTAAGGCTAAGTTAGAAGAATGGATGGACTCTGTGAGAGATAATGTTAATCTAAACTTGTTCAAAGAAATTTACTCTAACCAAGAGTTCCAATCTCCATCACAGTTTAATACATGGGACTTGAAAATTGATAGTGCGTTTGGTGAGATGAGTTTTGAAAGCAGAGATGAAGCAAAAGATTTTTCACAGATATTAAATAACTTATACTTTGAATCTACTAACACAGATATCAGAGGATTGCTTAATATCAAAACTAACATCGAGTTTTTAACATCAGAAGCATTAGCAGCTGGTACAGCAACAACAAGTTTTACTTCTCCTGAACAATTAACATTATCAACAGGTCTACAAACTGTTAGCGAATTAGGTTTAGCATTAGCCGATGACTTCCAAACATTAATCGTTGAATACAGCATGGTAGGTGGCACTTCATCTAACAGATATAGACGTGTTGGAAGATTGATGTACTCAGGTGATGACTTAACAGACGAAATTGCACTAAATGATAACTTTACAGATGTTGCAACTGGAGTAACAGGTGATGTTCAATTCTCTGGTAACATAGACGGTTCGTCAGCAGTAATTCAAGTTAACAATACTCTTAGCCCTTCTACTGATCTTACAATGAGATACATTGTGAGAAGATGGGGCGATTAATAATTTAAGTTATTTTTATGTTTTATAAACACCAAAGCCCTGACGACAGATTATCAGCATGGCGAGAAGTTAGGCAAAAACATCATAGCAACATTCAAGAAGTTTTAGATGAATTTGCTAGTATCAAACCTATCCCAAGGTATATTGATTACTATACCCCTAAAAGTTGGCCAAATGTTTTTGACATAGTCAGAGAAGGCTATCTTTGTCAATCAGGCATCACACTTATACTGACAGCAACACTGGTCAGAAAACAGTTCATAACTTCAGACGAGTTAAAATTTTTAGTGATAAGTAATCATACGAACGGTAATGACGGACTAGTGTTACTATATGAAAATCAAGTCTATAACTTCTTATCAGATAAAGCAGTTTCCGTAGATGAGATGAAAGAAAACAGCACACAATTTGGCAGTCACACAGTGCAAGTTAATCAACTTTTTCGTTGACATTTGTACTGTTTTATTGTACAATGACACACTGGTAAATATTTACACGTTTTACTTTTAACGAACAAACAAAAACAAGAGAGATACACATGCAGGTAAGAAAGCGTTCAGGACAACTTGAAGAGATTAACATCGATAAGTTACACAAAGTTGTTCAATATGCCTGTGAAGGGATTAGCGGTGTTAGTGCCAGCGAAGTCGAAATAAACAGTCAAATTCAATTTTACAATTCAATCACCACAGCAGATATTCAAGAAACACTTATTAAAAGTGCTGCTGATCTTATCTCAGAAGAAACACCCAACTATCAATATGTAGCAGGTAGACTAATTAACTATCATTTGCGTAAACAAGTTTACGGCACTTTTGAGCCGCCTTGCTTATGCGATATTGTGGATAAAAATATTGATGCAGGTTTTTATGACTCTGAGTTTAGAAGTCTGTATACCAAAGAAGAAATCAATCAACTGCAGGATTTTATTGATCACAGTAGAGATGAATATTTGACTTATGCAGCTATGGAGCAATTCCGCGGCAAATATCTTGTACAAAACAGAGCAACAGGTGACGTATACGAAACACCACAGGTTGCATACATGATGATCAGTGCTACACTGTTTTCTAATTATCCTGCAGAAACAAGAATGAAATATGTGAAAGCATATTATGATGCAATTAGCACATTTAAAATCAGTTTGCCTACACCTGTAATGGCAGGTGTGCGTACACCACAAAGACAGTTTAGCAGTTGTGTACTAATTGAAACTGGCGACAGTTTAGACAGCATTAATGCAACATCAAGTGCAGTAGTAAAATATGTAAGCCAAAAGGCAGGCATTGGTATTGGTGCAGGCAGTATTAGAGCAATTGGTTCTCCTATTAGAAATGGTGATGCGACACATACGGGCGTTATTCCTTTTTACAAGTTGTTCCAAAGTTCAGTAAAAAGTTGTAGCCAAGGCGGTGTAAGAGGCGGAGCCGCTACACTATATTACCCAATTTGGCATTTAGAAGTTGAGGACTTACTAGTATTAAAGAACAATAAAGGCACAGACGACAATCGTGTTAGGCACATGGACTACGGCGTACAGTTCAATAAACTGATGTACGAAAGGCTAGTAAGTGGCGGCGACATAACTTTGTTTTCACCCAATGATGTGCCTGGTTTATATGATGCATTCTTTGCAGATCAAGGCAAGTTCAAAGAGTTATATGAAGCAGCAGAACGTAAGACAAGTATTAGAAAGAAAACCGTAAAAGCAATTGATTTGTTTAGTGCTTTTGTGCAAGAACGTAAAGACACAGGTAGAATTTATTTAATGAATGTAGACCATGCTAATACCCATGGTGCATTTGTTGAAGAAGTAGCACCAATTAAACAAAGTAATTTGTGTTGTGAAATTGATCTACCAACTAAACCACTGTCTAATGTTCAAGACGAGGAAGGCGAAATTAGCCTGTGCACACTGAGTGCAATCAATTGGGGAGTAATTAAAAATCCTGCAGAGTTTGAGAGTGTTTGTGATTTAGCAGTAAGAGGACTTGACGAACTACTAGACTATCAAAGTTATCCAGTGTTAGCAGCAGAACTTAGCACAATGAAAAGACGTCCGCTAGGTGTTGGTATTATTAACTTTGCTTACTGGTTAGCAAAGCATGATACATCTTATCAAGAACCTGACTTGGATTTGATTGACGAATGGACCGAAGCATGGAGTTATTATTTAATTAAAGCAAGTGCTGACTTGGCTGTGGAAAAAGGTGCTATCTCTGGTTTGATGGAAACAAAATATGGACATGGCATTACTCCTAATCAAACATACAAAAAAGATGTTGATGAATTAGTTAAGCACAAAGAAAGACAGGATTGGAAAGGTTTGCGTAAGCAGTTAAAAGAAACTGGTATTAGAAACAGTACATTAATGGCACTTATGCCTGCAGAAACTTCTGCACAAATAAGTAACAGCACAAACGGTATTGAACCGCCTCGCAGTTATATTAGCATCAAGCAAAGTAAGCATGGTGTATTAAAACAAGTTGTACCTGGCTATCCAAGATTAAAAAACAAGTATGACTTGTTGTGGGATCAGAAATCTCCACAAGGATACTTAAAAATTATGGCAGTATTACAAAAATATATCGATCAAGGTATCTCAGTAAACACATCATACAATCCTGAGCACTACGACGATGAAAAAGTGCCGATGAGTCAATTGATTCAAGATCTATTAATGTTTTATAAGTATGGCGGTAAGCAGTTGTATTACAATAATACGTTTGACGGACAAGGCGAAATTGATACAAATAAAGAAGAAACAAGAAAAGTAGTAGAGGTAAATACTATCACTAATCTAGACGACGATGAGGACTGCGAAAGTTGCAAAATATGAAATCAGTTTTAAACACAAATAAGAAATACAACCATATGGAGGCTAAAATGTTTTTAGATCCAGAAGGTGGTGTTGGTATGCAGAGATATGACTCTGTGAAATACCGTCAGTTTGACAAATTAACTGATAAGCAATTGGGTTTCTTTTGGAGACCTGAGGAAGTAGATATTTTGCGTGATGCAAAGGATTTTAAAGATCTAGCAGACCACGAAAAACATATCTTTACTAGTAATTTAAAAAGACAAATTCTGTTAGACAGTGTACAAGGCCGTTCACCTAATGTGGTATTCTTGCCTATTGTTAGCATTCCAGAATTAGAAACCTGGATTGAGACATGGGCATTTAGTGAAACAATTCACAGCAGAAGTTATACACATATCATCAGAAACGTATATCCTGACCCGAGCAAAGTTTTTGATGAAATGACCAGCATTAATGAAATCGTTGATTGTGCTGATAGTATTACAGAATCATACAATGAACTGTTAGAGTATAATGATCTCATGCGTCAAAACAGTAAAAAGTATGACGAGTATGAGCACAAAAAGAGAATTTGGAAATGTATAATGAGCGTGAACATTTTAGAAGGTGTTCGCTTTTATGTTTCCTTTGCTTGTAGTTGGGCTTTTGCAGAAGTTAAAAAAATGGAAGGCAATGCAAAAATTATCAAACTAATTGCACGTGACGAAAATGTTCATTTAGCAAGCACACAGCACATGTTAAAATTACTTGTTAAAGAAGACAAAGACTTTGCAAAGATTGCCAAAGAAACAGCAGAAGAAAGCAAGCAAATGTTCATTGATGCTGTAGAACAAGAAAAAGCATGGGCTGATTATTTGTTTAAAGACGGCAGTATTATTGGTCTAAATGCAGAATTGCTCAAGCAATATGTGGAATGGATTGCAGCAAAACGTATGCAAAACATTGGTTTAGAAAAAGTATACACTGCAGGTTCAAACCCACTGCCATGGACACAAAAATGGATTGGTGGTGGAGAAGTACAAGTAGCACCACAAGAAACAGAAATTAGCAGTTACGTTATTGGTGGTACTAAACAAGACGTAACTGAGGACACATTTAAAGGCTTTAGTCTTTAGGAGACACACATGTATAATTTAGAAGACCTCACTGGTAAAATCGTTACCATTAAGTTTGTCGCGGGCATTGAAGTTGTAGCACAACTTGCAGCACACGACGAAGATAACAATGTATTAGAATTATTAGAACCACGTATTGTGGTTATCAATGGCGAGGAATTAGCACTAATTCCTTATCTATTCACAGGTCCTGCAAGCATGATAAGTGTTCCAACATCTCAAGTAATGAGTATTGTTGAAACACATGAAAGAAGTGCAAAGGACTATGAAAATATTATTAATGTTGCAGACAACTATCAAGAAGAAAGTAAGTCTGATAAATAATTATTATGGCAGATTGTGCAAGAGTAAAGGCTGATGCCGCAAAAGGCATTATTATAGGTCCAGGTGCACCTACAGTTTTTGCTGATGGAAAAAATGTTTCGTTAATTGGCGACTCTGTTGCACCACATGGAAAAGCACCGCACACAAGCTCTGTGTTGGTTTCTAATGGTTCACCTACAGTAAAAGCAGATGGCGGTATTGTGGCTAAACAAGGAACAACAGCCAGTTGCGGACACAGTGTTACTAGCGGCTCGCCTACTGTGAAAGTTGCGTAGTGATATCTAGTATATTATTTTTGTAAATATTAATACTGTCTAAATCTTTTTTTGTAAACAAACTTAGTTCATTAACAACAGATGCATTGTATTTGTTGTTGGTGTCAATCATGTCAATTTGCCAATCTTCGCACAATGCATTACTAAAGATCTGTGCTCTAGAACTTCCTTTAATAACATGTCCTTTGACAGTGATATTGATAAAATCATCACTGGTTAACGGTGTTGCATGAGGGGGCACAGGTATATGTTTTCTGTGTTCAATAGATGTACCTTTTCCTTTTCTCACCTTTGTTTTTAAAATATTCCAACCTAACATAGTTTTATTAAGTGTAGGCTCTTGTGAATTCGCAGGGTGTATGTCGTACAACCAATTAGCATTTTCGTCTATAACAGAGTGTATATTCCTACCAAATAATGGATCCTCAACCACCTCTAAAGTAGCTCTACAAGCGTCACAGAACCGCTGTAACGCATTTTGTTGATAAGCATTGTGTTTGAACTTGTAAAATTTAACTCGTGCTTTAGAACCTAATTTAAGTATGTTTTCTTTGATGATTTTCCAATTACTGTGTAAGAAAACTTTTCCTGATTGTTCATAAATTCCATCTATGTCAAAAATTACGTTTACACTTTGATCTTTTAATTTATCACATAGTTTGTGATCAAACATACCGTAAGTATTGATCATAACATAAACACCTTGTATAGACATGACTTGTACAAAACTTGAAATGTGAGGCCACTCCATTGAGTCACCGTATTCGCTATACAGTGTTATAGATTGTAAGTCAGTGAGATCTTGTGTTGCTTCGATTAAGGTTGGATACTTAGCGTCAAAGTCTCCTGGTGTTCTTCTGCCAAATGCAGAACACAGCCACTGACCACTAGCACTCAGCGGATTGAATACAGTTGATCGTGTGGTTGTGTCTATTCTGATATTTTGTAAAGTCATAAAAAAAGGTGCCAAATATATTTAGCACCTTGATTTATATCAAATAATGTTATTTGAGCTGTTGATATTGGAAAACGCCAACATTGTATGCAACAACTTCTTCGTATGACTCTTCGTCGTCATCGTAGTAGAATTCAGTTGCACTATTCAGTTCTGATACATTGTTTGCATACACACCAACGCTGTATTCTTCAACGTGTACAGTATCACCTACTTGTCCTTTGACAGCAAAGTGATAAATGCCTGGCGATACGTTTGCCGGTGCAAGTGTAGCATTTGAAGTATCTGCTACAACTACCCCTGTTGATGTGTTAAATGACATCCATGGACTTAGTGGACTAAAGTCAAGCACAGCAACATTAGAAACAGCGTTTGATAATCCAATATTAACGTTTGCTGTTTGTCCATATTGTACATTTAGCAATCTACCTGATGGGATTGTTGTGAATGATACTTGCGAAGTCATCGGTACACTCAAGATAGATAATGAAATCTTGTCCCAATCTGCTACTTTACCTGCAGGGAATGTCAAATTGTCATATGCTAAAACAGGATGATGGTGCTCCGCCCCGTCTGGAGTTGTGGAACGTCTAAGTTTAGCTGCTTCGTGTCCTCTACTAACCATGTACGATTTAATAGTTTGAGCTGAGTTACTGCTGTACAAGTTCATAAAGTGAGTTGCAGCTCCTGCTGCAATTGCTGATGATACACTTGTACCGTTAACTGTGTTATAGTTGGAAACATTAGAGTGATCAGCAACAGACACATTGGTTCCAATAGCAAAAAGGTCAATTTCTGCTGCGTTTTGTACTAGTTTTCTTACTATTGTGGTATTCGATCCATGAATGTTACCTGTGTCCCAAGTTCCATTTTTTAATGGTAATTGTGAAAAAGTTGTTGCATAAAAGGCCTCATCGTGAGAAGCAACAGTTGTAATAGTGTCTAAACCACCTGGCGAATAATTGTCTACATCTACGCCGTTACCTCTGTTACCAGCACAAGCCACTAACATTAAGTTTTCATCAAGTAATTCATTTAACTTGTCATCAATGAGTTGATTTTTTGTTACTGTGAATGGCATACACACAACTTTTGGCTCTGCAGGAGTATTATTATTGTGGTGAGTAAGTACATTGTCTAGAGCATCAACAATTTCACCAACAGTAACATTACCATTACCGTTGTCAAACATTTTTACATTGTGCAGTGTTGCATTTGCTGCAATACCAATTGCGCCGCCAACTATCAAACTAGCCATTGCAGTTCCGTGACCGTCAGTGTCAACAAAGCCTGTAGCATTTGTACAGTTATATAGGTTATTAATGTTAGTTGCATTACCAAATTCTTGGTGACCAACGTCAACACCAGTATCTAGTAAGTATACATGTTGTCCTTGACCATGAGTGGTATCCACTGGATGCCAATAATAGTTATAGTTTTTGCTAACAGAAGTTGATTGCAAGTGATGATACGTTGGTGTACCTCCTGCTTTCTGAGCCGTTAACACAGTGCCAACTTCTTCGTAACGTAGTACACCAGCAAGACTTGCTAACTGCGATGTTGTTGCTGTGACTCCATACGTTAACGGAAATTGATAAGTTCTTGTAATTGCTGCACCTGCATTAGTTAATGCAAGCTCTGCGGCACCTGCATTTGCGTATGTCGAGGTGTCCAGCGATACGATATAATTTGCCATTTATTTGCTCCAAAAAACGAATTTATATTCGCGTTTGCTCCATAAGTATATTAACTATATTTATCATCTTTTGTAAAGGAAATATTTTTTAATGATCACTTTTGGTTCTCCTCCAGCATTCAAGTTTGACGCTGAAACTAAAACACTTATTATTAAAGTTGCTAAACCTGATAATGATCGTCCTGTTATTGATGACATAGTCTCACAATTAAAGCATGTTAAACACGCGAATGTTTGCCTTAGTGGCGGTGTAGATAGCCAGTTTGCACTACGAGTAGCACAACAATTAAACGTGCCTATCACATTGTATACTTATGTTACTCTGTGGAATGATACCCCTATAAATTCGGACGATGTTTTACAAGCAGAAATCATTGCTGAAAAAAATTCTTTACCATTAGAAAAAGTATACATCGATTTACACGATTTTTTTAATACCGGAAAACATTTAGAGTATGCTAAGAAATACCAAACATCAAGTCCTCAAATTGCTGTACATTTGTACTTTATTGAAAAAACATTCAAAGACAAAGAAGGCACACTGTTTTTAGGCGGTGAGGTTCCTATAATGTCTATGAATTCAGCACAAAACGAAGGACCTGAAGACATTGCAGGATTAAGTGCAGGATTCTTTATAGGCAACACTGTGTCTTATAGATTGCTATGTGACAAACTTAATATAGACATAGTAAGAGATATACCTTTATACACTCCTGAAATTATATACAAAGTATTGAAGCACAGTATAAGTGTAGTTAAGGAAAAACAAATACATGCTGAACGCAGAGAAGAATTAACTGGAATAAACATGTATGCACAAAGATTAAAATACGAAATTTATGAAAGCATACTTCCGGGAGGTATCAATCCATTAGTTAAAAGAACTGGATTTGAAAAACTTAAAAAGTATTATGCAACATCAACAGGAATTTATAATCAATTTGATTTACTGTACAGAACACCTATAGAAGCCCAAGCACAAAAAAGAGCAAAAAATTTAGAAATGGAAATTGGAGATGTAAACATAGGTGCAATAGGTAGTGTTAGGTACAAAGCAGGAAAGGTACCACAAGAGCTAACAGCAGAATTCAGAGATGCAATCAATAAATATAATAGTAAAAGTATATTAGAATACTATTATGATTTTTGATTATGACATTACTACCTACAAAATATTTTGAAAACGCAATCAGCCTAGATATAATAGAACAACTCAAAGACTATTATTATTCTCAATCTGCTGACAGTTACGATACTGATGTGATGAAAAAAATCAATAATCCACATTTAGATCCAGTGGTGTATAATTTACTTGCCGAAGTACCAGATGTAGATGTTGATCGCATTAAGGTGAGTAATTTTTACAATCATTCGACTCCATATCTACCCCACACAGATTTCCGTAATGGTGTAAATGAAAATTTTGTTATACCAGTCGAAACAGTCAACGGTCAAGATTCATCATTGGTTATCTTTGATCAATGGTGGCCGCTACCGAGCAACACATGGGTATTCAACACCAATGCTACATTTGAATACAACAAAGAACTCAAAGGTCGTCCTTGTGACTATGATGTTGAGAACATGATTGATGGAGATGTCGACGATGACTTATACAACGAATACTTGTATTATTTTCCTAGAAAATACTGGAAGGGATTATCCGGCAAAGCATACAAACTAAAACCTGGTAATTTATTAGAATTTGACTCTAAAATGATACATGCAACAGGTGCTATGAACTGTGAACGTAAACTTGGTTTGACCTTACGCTATAGATAAATATGTATATAACCATAGGAGTAACACATGGCACTTTCAGATTTATCTGTGAAAGACAAAGGAACTATACTTAGTCTATTTGCAACACAATGTTATCAATCGCCAGAAAATCTTTTTGAAGCAAAAGAAGGAATTGATGACTTATCCCCATTGAAGAAATTTTTAAACAAACCATTACCCCCAACATACATTGATGTTGACGGAGCACAGGCTTATGTAATGAGTGATAAAGACGATGTATTAATTGCATGTAGAGGTACAGAGCCAACGGCACTGAATGATGTGAAAGCAGACCTTAACACATTTAGAATGCCACACCCACAAGGCGGAAAAGTACATCAAGGCTTTTATGGTGAATACGAAAAAGTTATTCCTGATATCAAAACTGCATTAACAAAACACAACAAAAAAGGGACTAAGAAAATTTGGGTGTGTGGACATAGTTTAGGTGGGGCCATGGCAGTATTGGTTGCTATGGAGCTCAAACCAACCGGAGGGTTATACACCTTTGGGCAGCCACGAGTAGGTAACACAGCCTTTTTAAAACTTATTGACTTCCCTTATTTCCGTTATGTAAACAACAACGATGTTGTGCCAAGTGTGCCACCAGCAATAGGGGGATTATGGTATAAGCATGACGGGCATCTAAGATACATCAATACATACGGTAATATTAGAAAAGCAACACCATGGCAAAGATTTAAAGATGGCTGGAGAGGTCGTTGGGCAGCTCTTAAACAATTTAAGTTTATTGACGGTGTAGCAGATCATGGCATGAATTATTATTACCAGCATATATCTAACATGGACGACCGCGGCGAGCAACAGGGCAAATAACAATTAAAATACGTTATTAAAAAAATTTGTGTATAGGATAAATATATACATAAGAAATATAGGATTCATATCTAATGTCAAACAAAACACCATATGAAATAAGACTTGAATTATTACAAGAAGCAAGACTTATTTTACAAGCCAAAGCAAAGACTGCTGAAGCAATGCCTTCAACTGAAGAGATTGTTGCAGAAGCAGAAAAGCTCAATGAATTCATCAGCAGTAAGCCCTCCCACAGAGATGCAAGGTAATAGCCAGTTATCTGTATCGCATCATAAAATCACAAGTAAATAACAGTATTAGTAAACAAGCTCGGATAGCTCAGCAGGTAGAGCAGTTGATTTGTAATCATCAGGTCGCTGGTTCGATTCCAGTTCCGAGCTCCAGTTTGTGATACTTGAAAATAAATAAAAACACTACACACTTTACACAAAGGAATATAAATGGCTAAGAAAAGCAAAACTCGTAAGAGTAATCCAATCAGCAAAACTCCTGCTTCATCACCGGCACCTGCAAACGCAAATGATGATTCTACTTTACATCAATTACTTGATTCTAAAATTGAAATCCCATTAGGTTTACTGAGACAAAAACACATCTTTATTGCAACACCTTGTTACGGCGGACAAATTGGTGAACCATATTTTAGAAGCATGATGAGATTTGCTATTTTGTGTAACAAGTATGACATCAAATACACAATCAGTACTTTAGCAAATGAAAGTTTGATCACACGTGGTCGCAACACACTCACAAGTTTCTTTATGGAAAACTCAGAAGCAACACATTTGTTTTTTATTGATGCTGATATTGAATTTAATCCTGAAGATATCTTGCGTATGGTTGCATATGACAAACCAATTGTGGTAGGTGCTTATCCAAAGAAAGCAATCAATTGGCAAAGCATTATGGAAGCAACACGAAACGATCCAGCAGAAACACCAGACACGATCGAAGGTCACAGTTCTAACTATGTAGTGAACTTTGACTTTGTTAAGGATTCAGAAGGAAATCGTACTCCGCAAGTACAAATTGTTGACAACTTGGTTAAACTCAAAGATGCAGGCACTGGGTTTATGTGTATTAAAAAAGAAGTTGTACAGCAAATGTTTGACAAGTATCCAGAAACAAAATATGTAAACGATATCAATGTTGATCAAAAGTTTGAGCCTTTTATGTATGCACTGTTTGATTGTATTATTGATCCAGAAAGTAGACGTTATTTAAGCGAAGACTACACCTTCTGTAGACGCTGGCAAGACATGGGCGGAGATGTTTTCTTAGATCCTCGCACAGCACTTAATCACGTTGGACACTACACATTCAGAGGCAACATTAGAAAACTATTCACAGGCGAAAACAAAAAGAGGTAATCATGGAAACAACAAAAAAGATCACAGTGATTCTACCCACTAGAGGAAGAACCGAGGTATTAAAAGCAAGTTTAGAATCGCTTATAGACAGAGCATCAAACCCTCAGGATATTGAAATTATGCTGGGCATCGACGAAGATGATCAAGCAACCACCGACTACATAAAAGATCATATTGCACCTTACTTACAGGAAAACGGAGTTGAAGCAAGAGCAAATATTTTCAAGCCAATTGGATATGAAAACTTACACAATTATGTGAACACACTTGCCGGTAACGGGCAAGGTGAATGGATATTCTTTTGGAATGATGATGCATTAATGGTAACAGAGGGTTGGGACGAAGTTATAAATTCTTATTCAGGGCAGTTTAAACTGTTAGCACCTAAAGATAACCACAATGGTCATCCATATGCAATACTTCCTATTGTGCCTAGAGATTGGTATATTTTAATTGGACACCTAAGTCAAAATGCACAGAATGATGCATGGCTAAGTCATATTGCATACATGTTGGATATCTTTGAAAGAATTGATGTTGAGTTTATTCATGACAGAGCAGATATCACTGGCAACAATGATGATGAAACTTTCCAGAATAGAAAGTATATGGAGGGCAATCCCCAAGATCCAAGAGATTTTGCTCATGTGGATATGCAACAAGCAAGAGTTGCAACTGCACACAAAATTGCTTGGTATTTGAACAAAATTGGCGTAGACACTACTTGGTGGGAGAATGTAAAAGAAGGCACTCAAAATCCATTTGAGAAAATGGTGTGGGGCGAAGATGTAAAAGGTGCTGGACAGTTACAAGCAGTTAACGAAGAAAAGGATCAATTACCAGACGATACTGTACTAGAGTTATAATGTGTTTGAGCACAGAATTGATCTTGTTGTAATTATAGATTGTTGGGAAAGATCTTGTTTTAATATCCCAGATACTTGTGAGCGAGCTGGTATTTTTTATCAGCATATGATTGACAAACTTGCACAATTAAACTTTGATCATGTTGCGTTAGCCACTTACAAAAACGAACATTACAAACTTGATCCATACATTGCAAAAAATCTCAGAAGCAAAAATAACGTCAACCTAAACTGTCAATCAGTAACAACAATGGGAGATGTTTACAAACAATTTCCTCATCTTATTGCTAGTCCTAATGTACTTGTTTGTGGGCTAAACTGGCAAGCCTGTGTACATTGGCGAGAATTAGGGATAATGTCATGGCTTGGACAAAGGTGCAATCCTTTG